GCGTCCACGGTGTGGCCGTGCTTGGTTTTCAGGCGTGTGCTCTTCCCTCTTTTTTTTTTTTTTTTTTTTTTGTAAGTTTATTATTTAATTTAAAATTAAAAAGAAAATAATATGCACTCAGGCTTCGCTCACATGGGCGTTCCTATCAGTGCTTTATATTCTTATAAAAGAAAAAGAAATATTTGAGAAATAAAAATGGTAAATAGGGTGTTAAGAAACCCTTCTCCGTTACATTATCGACGTATCTTTAATAAAACTGGCCTACCCAATCAAAATCAAGTTCGTTATATTCATAAGGTAAAGTATACCCCAGAACTTCACTACAAGAATTGATCTGAGCTAGCAAATTGCCATAAAACTCACATCCGTGCGCATACGCAAAGCGTAATGCGTTCTCCAGTTGCGTCTTCAATTGTTCGTCATCATCCGGTCCTTTTCGTATCCAGTTGGTAAGTTCATAAATCGTGTCCGTAGCCATAGGCGCTGTATATAGTCCTAACCATTTCTCATGCTTGCGCCATTTCCGCTTGAGAAATCGTACTTCGTCTATTTTAAGTGTTTCGAAGTCTCCACTTTTATCTGCTGATGTCATTATAATATTATGCTCTTTCAAAGCTAGAGCTATTGCTTCCGTATTAAACCATCTCCATACACTGGGTCTGGTACTAATTGTAAAATCATCACCATAAATATTGATCCAGATTTCCTGCTTCCAAAAGGAATAAATTGCCGGTAATCTTTCTCGCTGTGCCAATTTGCGATATGCAATTGCTAAATACTGATACCCTACTAACGTGTTCAAAATCACAGTTAAAGCATTTCCCGAAGGATTGCCTTGAACTTTTTGATGTACTATATCCTGAACTAGTTGAATAGTGTGTGTGTATTCCACAGCCAGCAAGCGTAAAGCTCGCCGATATTCAAAAGGTGAAAATGCTATTACTAAGTCGCAATGTCGTCCAAGTTTGATCACATATTCTCCGTCCTTGCAGTTATACAAAGTCCAATCTGCTATTACATCCATCGCATTCGCTATTAAATCCGGGTCCAGAGTTCCGTCATAAGTAGAATAGTCAGCGTCCCCGTGACATTCACCTCGAGAAAGCATATTATTCGCCAATTCAGTCCAGGCTGGTCCGTCACAATCAATTCCAACTGCCGAAAATGTCCGCGCATGGCAGGCATGCATCGCCGAGCTGAAATGCATAGTCAGAGATCTGGCTATGATTGTCAAGTCCATAGGTGCCATCGTGAAAAGCCGTGTTTTTGCTTCCCTCACCCGATCTAATGTTCGTCGTTCATCCTTCAAACAATGCGGCCAAAGCCAGAAAGGTCGTTGCCCCTTCTTTAAATGGTTCAAATTTTGCGCCACAATTGTTCTCAATTCATCATTCATGTAATAATCGCCAGGCTCTCCAATAAACCATTCGTACTTTCCTCCGGTACTCCTCAGTTTATATGGCCAACCCGGTGATGTATCCAGCTCCATAGCCTTATAATTCCGATTGCCTACTATTCCGTTAACTATCGTCTCTTCATCAATATGTCCTGATTGCACTTCTCCAACAATATTATTCACTACATCTGTTCTCAGAAATTCTTTCGCCATATCCTGTTCTTGAATCGAAAACGGTAAAGTTCTCTTCCCATATTTGGATAAACCATTATGGAAAGGAGACTTCCCCGATTCGTTCCGTGGATCGTCCTTCCGTAATATTGCCGGTTCCGTAACGTGGTCCTTAATCATATCGTGTATCTTAGATGGTTTGATATTTGTCTTCCCAGGTGTCCATTCCGCTTTGTCTTTCGACACTGTTCCGTGCATTATATAATGTGATTGTACTCGCCAATCTGCTATATCTCGCAACTCTACATTCGTTGCCATCTCCGCATGGTTTA